CGCCGACTTGTCCAAGCCGGTCGTCTCGACCAACTCCTGCGCGATATTTATGCCGTAATCCCCGATGTCATTGCTGATGTCTCTGGCCGTCCCGCCGCTGTCGTCCACAGCCAAGTAGTCGCCTAACCCAGTCTGTTTTGCCATCTCGACCTCCTATAGTCGCGTAAATCCCACTGCAATTTTCGCGTCGCTGAATGTCCCCGTCGTTGTCACCTTCAGATACCGAGCAACTGTGCCGGTCATCACCAACCTTTCCGATGCCGGGGCGGCAGCAGCAGCGACAGTCGAGAAATTGACTATGTTTGTATACGAACCGCCGCTAGACGTGGATTCTTGCACACTTACCGTGACACTGCCAGATGCAAGGCTGAAGATTTGGAGATACGCGGCCCCGCCGTTTGACGTTGCCGCGCCACCATCAACAACCGTTCCCGAACCAGCCGATGAGTGTGTGTCATCGTGGGCGGTCAGCATGACACCGAAATCAGGGCCAGAGGCGTTAGCCGTGAACGTTGCGCTTGCCGAGATCGCAGAACCAGGCGAACGGGTCGTGCTATATGTTCCTTGCTTGGAGATCAGACCGACGCAGGGATCGCCTACCGCTGCACCCATCGGGACGAGAACGTCCTGGTCAGCCGTCGGGAGCTTGCCGCTGTTCGATGTCCAGACAGCGTGCTGACGAGAAGACGCAGGGTCGAAGAATGCGTCGACGCTGACCTCGCCGTCTACAATCCCGACGATCCGCTTGCGGGCCGACACGTCGAGCGTCGTCACGTCGAGGAGTTCGTTCGTATATCCCATCCCGCTCAGGGCGTTCGCGTCACCCGACAGGTCATACCCCTCGACGTAGAGCCGGACGTTCAGGCCGGTTACCTTAGCCATACACTACCTCCTGCGAAACATCGCTCTACGGCCATCCTGGGGCCTCCTATGGCGTGATCGTGACCTCGCCCAGAAGCTCCATCTCATACGGGACGGTCACCGTGCGGAACACCCCGCCGCTCATATTCGTATAGCCGACCGTTGCGGCCCCGACCGAGGAGTCGGTGACGTTGCCGCCCAGGTCGGCATCCGAACGGAGCTGGCTGTCGATCTGGTACATGGCGTCCCAGACCTCCTCTTCGATACTCTCCCGCACGTCTGCCGAGTCCTGCATCCGAAAGTAAGCCCGGACCGTGACCGATACCCGCGACCCTATATCCCCCAGGGTCTCGAAGTCGTTCCGCCGTCCCGTCAGCCAGAACGCCAGCACCGGCGTCCCTGCGATCGCCAGCGGCTCCCCGCGATGCACCGCGACGAAGGCCGGGTCGGAGATCGCCGCGAGAAGCGTGTCGATCTGGGCCAATGCCCCCGACCGGCTCAATCGAACGCCTCAATCAAGGCGTCCCCGATATACTCCTCGTAAAGCTTGGGGTTATTATTGATGTGATCGTAGGCGTTCTGGAACATCCCGTAGCCCTTGAAGACCGAGGTCTTGTTCCGTTTGCTGATCCCCTCTACCCAGCTTGAATAAATCAGATTGGCACCGTACCGCGCCTCCCCGGCGTCAACCTGGGAGACGTAGTCGCGGACGATGGACGCCCCGATATGGTTCCGCAAGTTCGCGGTGATGCGACCGTGACCGGGATATAGCTGCTCCTTGACCTTGTTCGCCCCTTCGATAGTCGCGAGGTCGAGGAGGCCCCGGTTGACCGCCTCCGCAAAGCCGAGGCCGACCTGGGTCGGAGTTTCAAACATGGGGCCGTTCATTTTGAACGTTGTCGTCGGGGTCGCCATCAGAAGAACACCCCGTTGGACGTGCCGGTCGCCTGGTACTGGTCGAGCGTCATCAGGATTGAGTTGATCTCCCCGGCTGCGGACGTGATCGACGCCTCGCCGGAACCGATAGTCGTTACGGCTCCCAGGTCGCGATCCCGGAACACGATCTTCGACAGGTCGAGGCAAGCCTGGACGACTAGCTCCGGGTAGTCGTACCGGTAGACTGTGACGGTGCTGTGGGTCGCCGCCGTTGATCCATTGACGCCTCGTTCCAGCGTTAATGTGTTGCCCGAAATCGCCGTGATATATAGCTGTTCGGAGTCGATCAGGATTGTCTGCGCGGGGCCGAGATCGGTCGCAGATGTTACCGACGCGGACGTGGCCGTCGTTGATCCTATGGCGTCGGAGGTCGTCACGCTGACCGTGTCGGCGGTGTAGCCCCAGGAGCCGAGGATCGACAGGGTCTGCTGGCCTCCGCTGAGGCCCTTGGTCGTGTCCTCGTTCAACTTCAGGATCGTCTTCGGGGCCGAGTTGTACGGCATCAAGAAGAAGTCGTTGGCATGGCCCTCGGTCAGCGTCTCGGAGGTGGCCCGGTCTGTCCCGCCGTAGGCCGTGACCGTTGTCGGGCTGACGATCCAGCCGTCGAGCGGTACGACACCGGGCGTCGACATCGAGGTCTTGATGTCGTCCGTTATCGACATCGTCTGATACTGCGGGGAGTTAAGCAGACCGCCGGAGCCGATGTCGTAATACCGGGTCTCGGTTAGCGGCCCGAACGTACCGCCGCCGCAGTAGTCGTCAATCCTCCGGCTAGCCGCCTCCAGGATGCGCCGTATCGACCCCGCGTCAGATGTCCACCCGGACGAGTAGCTCGTCCCGGCGAGATAGTCGCGGAGGTCATCAGCGGTCGCGTATGTATGGCGTGTCGCCATCTATTTATTCTCCGGGGTCTCGGCCTGTTTATTCCTGGGCTTCGGTGTCTGCTTTTGGAAGTACTCTGGGTATCGCTTGAGGATAGCGGCAGGGACGTTGTAGGTCTCGCCCTTCTCGTAAACTTCCCCGGTCGCGCCGAAGGTCACGTTCACCAGGCTCGTCGCCTTTGGCATAATCTCCTCCCGACCAGGGCGCGGGGCCGAAGCCCCGCGCCCTACCCGTTACCGCTCCGCTATGCGGCTCTGGGAATCTTGAATGCCGCCGCGAGTCCGACCTGGCCGTCGCCCCGCCTGCTGGCGAAGAAGCCCACCTGGTCATTCTCCATATACAGGCTGTCATTCCGCCTGATTGTGAAGCCGACCCGGTCGAATATGTAGTACTGCCGGAAGTCCCCAAAGATCGCGATCTTCTCGGTGCTGGTAATCGTCGCGCCCAGGCCGCTTACAACGTCGGTGTCGACCACAGGTCTGCCCAGGATGAACGCGGACGGAGCGGCAGTTATGTTTTCCACTCCAGTCACGCCGTTTCCGGTGACCTGAATCTGGTTTATCAGCGAGTTAATCGCCGACTTCATGACCCAGGTGCTGTTCGCCCGATGCTGGGCTTCCAGGGCGTAGAACGTGCCGATGAGGTCAGCAACCACGACTGAGGTCGACCCAGCCATCGTGTAGAACGCCACATCGGTGTCGGACATGATGCCTGCGTACTGGGTCGTGTTATTGCCGCTGATGATGCCGACATCCTCAAACCGCCCTGCCGATTCCTGGAATATCTGGGTCAGCAACGCCGGGAGGTTGATTGCGGAATCCTCCAGCAACTCGCGGGTCGTCTTGACCAGCCCGCCCGACTTCTCCAGCGAGAACGCTACCTGGCCCACCGTGGGCGTCTGGTCGCTATACGCGGCCTCCTCGGCTATCGCGGCCCAGGTCGCGCTACCCATCGTGGGAACGTAACCGTCCTTGGACGAAACACGGATCACCGTGCAGAGCGGCCGAAGCTGGGAACCCGGTACTCCTGGGTCATGGATCGTCTGCGAAATGAACTGCTCAGGGACGAAGAACCCGCCCTCGGCATCCGTCTCTTCTTGCATTGCCTTAACTTCGTCTGCGCTGGCGGTCTTCCAGAACACGTCGTCGGACGGAGACCTCAACCACTTCACGAACGTGTCCGTCTGGAACCGGGCTTCCTCCTTCTGGGTGTTTCCCATGGCTTCCTGCACCCAGAGCGGCTGCGCCATCGCCGGAAGCCCCTTGACCCATGCGGAGGGCTTATAGGACGCTTTGTTGAGCGCACCCGTGTCGTTCGGGTCGTATGCCGCCACATCCTTGTCGGCAATCGGCACGCTGTTAGTCGGGCGGTTGAACTCGCCCTTCAGAACCTTCAACTGGGACGCTGCCACGTCGATCTTGTCGGCCTCTGACATCTTGGCCTGGGCGTCCGCGATCATCCGCTCAAACTGCTCGACTTCACCGCTCTTAAGGGACGCTTCCGCCTGACCCAGGATGGCGTTAGCCTCCCGGCGCATCTCTTGCGTATTCAATCCATTACTCCTTGTGGTGTATTCCATGCAGGGCGAGCTTTGTACGCTGAAGGCGTAACGTGCGCTCTGCCGTGTCCAAGGCGGCCCCCAGGGCCGTGTCGGAGGCGGCGTCGTCCGTTGCGCCATCGTCAGCCGGTGCATCATCGTCACCGGTCGCGTCATCGTCCTCGCCTGTTGCTGGCTCAAATTTAATCCCGTCGTGTTCCTCGCAGAACGCACGGGC